GAAGTTGGTGGCATTAAAAGAGGTACAACATGGAAGGTAGGACTTAATGGGATTAATAGAGATGCTTACTTTGGGCCCAATAATAACAATGACACTCGCCATCGTCTATTGGGCTTATCATTAAAACCTTGGCGTACTAGTGGAGAGTTTATTCTTATAGCAGGACAACACGATAAGAGTCTGCAATGGCAAGGTATGCCAAGCATGAGCCAATGGCTGATGAACACTATTGATACTATTCGAACATATACCAACCGTCCTATACTATTCCGTCCTCATCCTCGTTGTCCATTACCAAATATTGAAAACGAATTTAAAAATGTTTATAGACAACAACCAGTACAACTACCAAACAGTTACGATGATTTTGACATAGGCTTTGACAACGTACACGCTACTATAAGCTACTCTAGTAACCCAGGCATTCATAGTGTACTTGATGGCGTTCCTGCGTTTGTAGGTACTAGCTCGTTAGCGTACGACGTTGCTAACGACATAAACTCTATGAACAATATAGAAGCACCCCTAATGCCTGATAGAACACAATGGCTTAACGACTATGCACACACCGAATATACAGTTGAAGAAATATCTCAAGGAATTCCACTTAAACACTTGACATTCAAGCTATAATATAGTATAATAGTAATATGATTAAACCTAGTATAGAAGATTGTCTTGAACTGTTAGTTGGATTACAAGAGGACCCAACTAAGAAGTTTAAAGTTATTTCGGAAGATTATTCCGTATTAACTAGTATTGGTCGACAAGTCTTTAAGGGTGTTGGATTAACTGATAGACAATATGAATTAGTTAAAACAAAGCTATTAGCATACCAAGATATGTTTGATCATAATTTAACAGAATCTTTTACTACTTTACGAATTCCTCTAAGAGAACTTAATAGAGAAAAGACTATTAAAATAGTTTCTATGCACGACGATGAAACTATTTTATACATTGCTGTTAAGTTCATATTTAATAAAAAATTATTGACTAGTATAGAACGAGTAAAACAAGCAGTTGACGGACACTGCCATACTTATGATAGCATTGAGAAAGTACATTATTTTCTATTTAATGAACACAATGCATTTGCTGTTGTAAAGAATTTTAAAAATAATAATTTTGAAATACAGCCAGAATTATTAACATATTATAATAAAGTAGAGATCATGAATAATAATGAGGAAGACCACATACCGGGAATATATTCTTTTAAGTTAAAAAACTTAACTGATAAAGCTATCAACTTTATGGTTTCGTCAATTGGTAAACCTTCAAAAGAAAACTTAGCAATATACAACGACCGTAAAGAACAATTAGGACTATATCATTTTGAACAAGAAGAACTAGAAAATAGTCTAAATGCATTAACAGTACTAAGTAAAAAAATTGTAACTAGAAAATTATACACTGTATTAATTTCTCCTGAAAAATATCCTATTGAACGAGTAATAGAAAGTTTATTAGAATTAAATAGATTTCCATTGCTAGTAATATTACCAAACGATAATTCATTAGATGGGTTAATTGCAGTACATAGCGGATTAACTAATATATTCTTTAATGAAGATACAAGTGTACTATTTAGAGTTGATAATGATACTGGTCGAAATTTTAATGAATATATTAAAACTAATAAATTAAACAATCCGATTGACAGCAACACAAAAGTAGTGTATATTAATACTAATAAGTTTCCTAAACCTTTACTTAAAAGCAATTGGATACCTAGTGCAGTATTAACGATAGGCAGTCAACGAATGAACACTAAAGTAAACGATTATATATCTCCAATGGATTTGGTTATTCATTATGACACTGATATAACTCCGTTTACTCGAATTAAAGCTGATAAACTATAAAATGGCAACATGTAAACTAATTATAGAAGACGAAGTTAATATAAAACTTGAAGGACTAGACGTAGATGTACGAAGAGCAATTGCAAATAAGCTCAAGTTTGAAGTGCCGTATGCAAAGTATATGCCACAGTATAAGCTAGGTCGTTGGGACGGCAAAGTTGCATTCTTTGGTATAGGTGGAACAGGATATGTTAATCATTTAGATGTAGTGCAAGAAGTATTACGAAACAATCACGTAGAAATAACTTCAATTGATGATAGACGAGTACCGCTTGATTTAAAGTTTGATACTATCACCGAAGATTTTTGGGGAGATACAGTTTGGCCAGAAGGACATCCTGTAGCAGGAGAACCTATTCGTCTTCGAGACTATCAAGTTGAAGTAGTTAACAATTTTCTAACAAATCCTCAAGCATTACAAGAAGTTGCTACTGGTGCAGGTAAAACTATTATTACAGCTACATTATCTAAACTTACAGAAAAATACGGGCGTAGTCTTGTAGTAGTTCCAAACAAGAGCTTAGTAACACAAACTGAAGAAGACTATATTAACTGCGGTCTTGACGTAGGAGTTTACTTTGGTGATAGGAAGATGTTAGGATGCACACATACTATTTGCACTTGGCAGAGCTTAAACATTCTTGATAAAAAGAATAAAGACGGCACGGCAGTATTAAGTCTTGCAGAGTTTCTAGAAGGTGTAAGCACAATTATTATTGACGAAGTACATCAAGCAAAAGCAGAAGTACTTAAGAATTTGTTAACACGTAACTTACGTAATGCGCCAATTCGTTGGGGGCTTACTGGTACTGTGCCTAAAGAAAAGTTTGAGTTTGAAAGTATACATGCAAGCCTAGGTCCAGTTATTGGAAACATAACTGCTAAAGAGTTACAAGATAAAGGTGTACTTTCAAACTGTCATGTAAATGTTGTACAGTTAATAGACACAGTAGCACATAGTAATTACCAAGAAGAATTAAAATATCTTGTTACTAATACAAACAGGATTCAATATATAGGCAAACTATTAAACACAATTTCACAATCAGGCAATACACTTATCTTAGTTGACAGAATCTCTGCAGGAGAACTACTTCAGGAAATTATTCCTAATAGTGTTTTCGTTAAAGGAGATATGAAACTAACTGATAGAAAAGAAACTTACGATGAGATTAAAGAAGGCACTAATAAAGTTATTATCGCAACATATGGAGTTGCGTCAGTAGGAATTAATATTCCTCGTATTTTTAACTTGGTGCTTATTGAACCAGGCAAGAGCTTTGTTCGAGTTATTCAAAGCATAGGTAGAGGTGTACGTAAAGCAAAAGATAAAGACTTTGTTCAAATCTGGGATCTTACATCAACTTGTAAATTTGCAAAACGACATTTAACTCAACGTAAGAAATTTTATAAAGATGCTCAATACCCATTTAGTATTGAAAAAGTAGATTGGAATTAAAGGGAATATATACATGAGAATTTTAACACTAGAAGATAAATGTTTTTCATTAACAAACTTACCGGACGAACTAGATGAAGATATAAGATTTGCAGTCTTAGATAACAGCGACCCAAAAGATCCAGATTTCTTTTTTATTCCTTTGATTTTCTTAGAAAGTTTTAACGCTCCGGCAATGGTTTTAGAAATTAACGGCAACGAAATAATGATGCCACTTGATTGGTCAATTGCTGTAGGCGATAGCCAAAGCGGAAATGATATAGAAGTACTACCATTAACTAGTATTAACAATAGAGGATTTGAAGCATTTTTATTTAATCCGTTATCAAGTTTTAAAGTTGACTTTGCTGAAATTAAAATTACTAATTTTTACAATGATGTAAAATGGTATTTTCCTAAAGTTAAGAATGGACAGTTGCTAAGTGTTCCAATTACCGATGGAGATAAACCAAAATGTGCATATTTCATTAAAGAGATATCACGACAGTCTGAAACTATCGACTATGGTGCGATATTATAAAGGAGAGACTAATGGGAATTAAAGCAGGAAAAGTATGGGGTGGAACAGAATTAATCCATGCTAATGGTGTATTAGAATTTCATCGTATTGAATTTAATAAAGGATTTAAATGCAGTGAACACGAACATGAATTTAAATGGAACGGATTCTTTGTTGAATCTGGCAAGATGATTGTCAGAGTTTGGCAGGATGATCAAGATGGTCTCATTGATGAAACTATTCTTGGTCCAGGTGATTTTACTCAAGTTAAACCAGGTAAAATTCATCAATTTGAAGGCCTCGAAGACGGAGTAGCTTTTGAACTGTACTGGGCAGAATTTAATCACAATGATATTGTGAGAAGATCTGTTGGTGCAAAAATTTAAAAATACAAGGAGGAACATTAATGTTTAATATTTTTAAAGAAGTAGACAGAAGTATGCTGATGAAACTAGTAGCACTTCATGTTATTGTTATTACAGTTTCAAACGCACTTGTAGGAATTCCAGTAGAAATATTTGGGACTAAACTTACATGGGCGGCATTTACGTTTCCATTAGTTGTTCTTGCAACTGACTTAACAGTTAGATTGCTAGGTAAGAGTATTGCAAGGTCGACTATCGCCGCTGCATATCCTTTAGCAATTATTGGTTCTATTGCTGTAGTAATGTTAGAAGGTGCGCCAACTAGTGTAGCACTACGTATTGGCTTTGCAAGTGCAACAGCTTACGGCGTCGGTACATTTCTTGACGTATATGTATTTCAGTACCTAAGAGAAAACTGGAGTAAACAGTGGTGGATTGCTCCAGCAGTTTCAACAGTTGCTGCAAACGTAATTGATACGTATGCATTTTTCTATGTTGCATTTGCAAACAGTGCAGACGAATACATGGCTGCTAACTGGATAGAAATTGCAGGATCACAAGTTGTAATTAAAATTGCAGTAGGCTTAATTATCTTCCTACCAGCTTATGGTATGCTACTTCGTTATCTCAAAGATAGAGTAGCGGATAGTGAGCAAGGGTAAACTTATACCTGGACAACCTTTGATATATGAGCGAGCCAACAGTGTTGTGTTCGCTCATTATCGAGACCCGCCACATAACAAAATTCCAAGATGGATAGTTGGCGGCACCCCCGAAGGTGTATCGAAAGAACAAGGAAATCTATTTTCGTATAGTGAATGGGAACATATGATGGAATTAGCTATTACTAATAAGGCATTTAAAATACAACTTGACAGACTTGTATTAATGTATTATACTATAAAGGATACAGAAAAGGAAATTAAATGAGTCGTTTAAATATTGCTATTTGTATACCAGCTAGAATTGCTAGTACAAGATTCCCTGATAAACCCCTCGCTTTATTAAATGGAGAACCTATGATAAGCAGGGTATACAATCGTTGTCGTAAGACGGGGTTAGACACCTTTGTGCTTACTGATAGTAAAAGAATTGCTAGTTTATTTCCGCATGGTGATTTTATTATACAAGATGCTCCATATGAAAACGGCACTGAGCGATGTGCAGCCTTTCCACATATTAATAATTATGACGCAATTATTAATGTGCAGGGAGACATGCCTGACATTACAGTTGATATCATTAAGAAAGTTGCTTATGGACTTTCAGTAAATGAATCACCAATTACAACAGTTTATACTAAGATGAATAAGGACTTGCAAAAAGATCCTAATAGTGTTAAACTAATACATACACATGATAGTGCTCATTGGTTTTGTAGAGCCGGATTAGAATACGGTGCTCACCATTTAGGTGTGTATGGATATACCTGTAAGGCATTAGCTACGTATCCGTCACTACATCAATTTGAAGAAGAACGTATTGAGAAACTAGAGCAACTTCGTTGGTTGCAAAATAATTATACTATGTCAGTATTTGAAACAGAATTTACTGGAATGGAAATTAACACACCAGAGGACCTAATTGAATGGCACAGACTAAACTCCCAATAAAAGACATACTTGCGGCAATTGATATGAATGCTAAGAATGTTTGGAAAGAATTGTCTGTTGAAGAAAAGAAGCAAGTTAGCTTTTGGTTATTAAATAGATATGTTAGTGCAGTTCAAGGTAGTCGAGAAGATCAAGAACTTGCTATATTTAAAACTAACGAGTACTATAATAAAAATTTTAATATTATTGGTGTTGGCAAAGAAAACGGACACCAAGAGTTAATGTGGCAGTTACTATGTATGAGTGGTTCCTGGGGTAAAATTAAATTTCATCCGTATATTGGTTTTAAGAAAAAAACAGGTAATAACAATGCTATACTTAAATTCTTAGAACAAATGTATCCTAATATGAAACAACATGAGGTGGAATTACTTGCTACAATATCTACAAAAAAAGAACTTAAACAACTTGCAGACGAACACGGGATTGAAAATGTTAAGTTCTAATAAACCATTTGTATGTGAATATTGTAAGACAGGCTACATGAAGGAAAAGACGCTTGCAGTACACATGTGTGAACAAAAACGTAGAGCATTACAGAAGAATGAAAAACGTGTACAGTTAGGATTAATTACATTTAATAAATTTTATCAAATAAGCATGGGTGCAAAAACTGAAAAGTCTTATGAAGATTTTTGCAAAAGTCAATACTATAATGCATTTGTAAAGTTTGGTAGTTTTATATCAAACGTCAAACCATTATACCCAGAAAAGTATATTGAGTACGTAGTAAAAAGCGGAGTAAAATTAGACCATTGGTGCAAAGAAGAATTGTATGAAAAATATGCTTTGGAGTTAATTAGAAAAGAAGCAATGCAAACGGCAGTAGAACGTTCCATTATAAATATGATGGAATGGGCAGACGAAAACAATAGCCAATGGAATCATTATTTTAATTACGTAAGTTTAAACAGAGCAATTTGGCATATTAAAGATGGCAAAATAAGTCCGTGGATTATATTAAATTGTAAAAGCGGAAAAGAAATGCTAGGCAAATTTAACGATGAGCAACTTGGAATGGTTTATAATATTATGGATCCAAGTCATTGGGCAATAAGGTTTAGTCGACAAAAGTCAGACGTAGAAACAGTTAAAGAAGTTGTAAAGGAAAGTAAACTATGATAGACAAAGAACAAATTATAGCAAATTTACGTGAAGTATTTGATCCAGAGATTAGTATTAACATATATGATCTAGGATTAATATATGATATTAAAATTAATCAAGAAGACTTTTGGGTAGAAATTACTCATACATTAACTAGTGCATTTTGTCCATTTGCAGATCAGATCGTTAGTGATATAACAGGTGCAGGGTATGCACCAGAGGTTCTTAACGTTGAGGTGATAACTACATTTGATCCTCCATTTACTATGGACAGTGTGTCAGAAGAAACAAAAATGATAATGGGGTGGTAATAAAATTATGAAATTAATTAAATACCCAGACGACTTCTTAGATAAAAAAGTAAACGAGGTAGACTTATTAAATCCCGGGTTTGATCCAAAAGAATTAAAAAAACAAATGGTTGACTTAATGTTAGCTAGTAAAGGTATTGGACTGAGTGCAAATCAAATTGGATTAAATGCTCAAGTATTTGTAATGGGAGAGAATGCTAATAATGCTATTATATGTATTAATCCTGAGGTACTACAACATACAGAAGAAACAGTAATAGACACTGAAGGTTGTTTAAGTTTTCCAAACGTATATGTAAAAGTTAAGCGACCTAAAGAAATACTTGTAAAATATTATGATGAAAATTTAAAAGAAATAAGTACTAAGGTCATTGGATACTCAGCTAAGTGCTTTCTACATGAATGGGATCATTTACAAGGTGTTACATTTAAAGATAGAGTATCAAAACTTAAATGGGATATGGCACAAAAAAAAGCAAGTAAACTAAGGAATATTAATGCCTGATATTGATATAGACTTTGCCGACAGAAACATTGTCCTATCATTAATTAATCATAGGGTTGCAAAACTAGATACTGGAAAGAAACATAACACCGGAGTTTATGTTACTGAAGTACCACACAACCCTGTGGATAACTTATCTACTATTAACTACAAAGATGCAGAAGATCGGGGCTACTTTAAATTAGACTTTCTAAATGTAAGTATATACAAAGAAGTAAAAGATCAAGAACACTTAACACAGCTTATGGAGAAGGAACCATTATGGCAACTACTGGAACACACGGACTTCAGCGAAAAAGTATTTCATCTAAACGGGCACAGCAGTCTATTAAAACAATTGAAGCCTACTTCGATCAAAGAATTAGCTGCGACATTAGCAATAATACGACCAGCCAAGAGATATCTAGCGAACGAGAGCTGGGACAAGATACACAACGAAGTATGGACTAAGCCAACTGATGGTAATTACTTCTTTAAGAAAGCACATGCAGTTAGCTATGCAATGGTGTGTGTAGTACATATGAATTTATTATGCGAGGATCTAACTAGTGGAAATTGACGAGTATAGAACTGTATTAGCAGACATACAAAAGAGAAATTGGAAAGACGCAGAAGGTAATAAACTAAATGACATTGGGTATAAGTATTCAAAGAACTTTTGGAATTACTATAACGAAAAACAATTTTGTATAGAACATATGGACTTAACAGATGTTAACACAGTGCTTGACATCGGCGCCGGTGTTGGCCTGCTTGGAGTGATATTAGAGAACATTGAGCATTTAGATATTACAGTTGAAGCAACTGATATAGAAGAAACATTTGTTGGCGGAATGTATCAAGAAATATTTGCACACATGAAAACACCAAGACACATGTGTGAAATAAAAAACAAAATACCAATTGTACTTCCAAAACATTACGATATGATTACCATGACTAGAACAGTGTTTGATCGAGAAGAAATGAAAGATCTTGAAAAATTTGATTATGAATTTTTTCTTAATGACATATTTCAATACTGTGATCGTATTTTTTGGAAAACAAATTATCAAAATTTAAAAAGTAAAAAGTTGTTTCCTGAAAGCGTACAGCCGTTCTTGTGGTGGCCAATGAAGAGATTAGAAGATAATCAAAGACTATTTTCTATGGATAAACCGTACCGTGCTTGGTACATTGTACTTACTAAGGAACAGTGGGAGAACCGATAGTGAACGAAACCCCTTGCGAAAATTGTAGGATTGTAATATCTGAAAAAGGAATTGAGGTTGATAATAGCTCAGGAGATATAGTTGCAGAAGCTATTGTTATATCAGGACTATTAGTATTAATATGTATAGTATATACATTCAAAAAATGGATTGATAGAAAGTTTAAATAATGCAGTATGAAGTTGTTGATTATAGAAAACCCAAGAAGCCTAATGTAGGACCTTGGTTAACTTATAATGTTCCTGAAAAGTTTGCTCTCGGATATGTATGGAAATTATTTTTTTATATGTTTCTAATACCGTTTGTATTAGGATTTTCAATTTCACCAATTGGTATATTTCTTAACTTTATAATATTTGATTACATCTATTATAGATACATTAAGTATACTATTTCTTAGGTCGTCTTACAAGTTGTACTGATTTACGTTTTATACGTTTAATTGAAAGATTTCCTAAGTTAACACATGGTCCTACAGTTACTTTAACATCTTTAGAGTTCATTGTCATAAGAGCATACTGAAACGGTTCGAACTCAGCTCTTAAAAATATGTTAACTGGAATTAGTCTATTCGATTCCCACCACCATATTTCTCCTAAATCTAAAAACACTTGTTTATGCACATCAGAATTAAGAGTCGTATACACATACATAGATGTTACGTGTTGATCCTGATTTACTATTATACCTACATATTCAGCACCGCCGTATGTAGCAATACTAATAAACGGGTAATTTTCTTCTATATCTTTAAGTAGCATTATTCTCTTTGTTATCCGATAAATATATATATGACGCAGTTAATACCTAGATATTTAGCAACTAACAGAACCACGATCATAGCCAATGTGGCTGGATTCATCACGGAGTATAAACCAGTGTATCAAAGAAACATAAAAATATATAAAAATATAGATAACATATTACAATTTAGGGTTTTAAACCCAGATCAAAAACCATTATCAATTAGTGGACTTACTCCTAAGTTTGTAGCATTTGATGAAAATAAAAAACTTATTATAGAACACGACGGAGTTGCAATAGTAGGTGATGACAGTGCTGCAACAAGAGGATTATTTTCTGTAACTATTGCTGAGAATGATTTGCTTGGAGTTGATACACAGTACCTAAGTTACAACATAGTTTTACAAGATGCAAGTAATATTAACACGTTAACTTATTCTGATACTGACTTTGGAAACTCTGGAGTTATGTTTGTTGACAGTGGAGCAAGACCAGGTCCAAGCGACTCGTATAGTTTTACGCAGTTCCAACAAGAAAATGTACAAAGCACAATATTCTTTAGCGAATCAAAAACTGCTGAACCTGCTATTAACGGCAACGATGCATTACACACTGCTTCAATTTATACCAGTTCGTATATTGGAGATGTTATTGCACAAGCTACATTAGATAGCTCAGTAACAGAATCAACTGCTTGGGGCGATGTGGCAACTGTTACATTTACTGGTGCAGAAACTACACCTATCCCTGTAAACTTTAATGGTGTATTCAACCATTTAAGATTTAAAACAACAGCTAACCCTGCAGATAAAATAACCAAAATACTTGTTCGAAACTGATTGACTTTTAAACAGTAAGGTGCTATAATATTACTATGAGTATAGT